CAAACCCACAGGTATAGCTGGCGAGGCTATGCTTCGTGCTGAGACACCACAGGAACAGTTTAACCTAATTGGTGCAGGGCGTAGGAACCTGATTATCAATGGTGCTATGCAGGTGGCGCAGCGGGGGGGAAGCGCAACTTCGGTTTCAGGTAACAATAACACTTTTGTTCTTGACCGTTTTTTTAGCAGAATTAACGGAAGCAACGGGGCGGCAACAGTAGAACAAAGTACAGATGCTCCCGATTTATTTTCTAATTCTCTTAAATTTACCGTTACTACCGCCGACACATCTTTATCAGCGGGACACTACAACAGAGTTCATCAAGAAATAGAGGGCTATAACATAGTCGGTCTTGGATGGGGAACTAGTAGTGCAAAGCCTATCACACTTTCGTTTTGGGTTAAAAGTTCTGTTACAGGCATCTATAGTATTGGTATTTATAATGGGGCCGTAGATAGAAGTTTTGTACAAGAATACACAATCTACGCAGCCAACACATGGGAACAAAAAGTCATAACCGTTATCGGCCCTACTGATGGAGTATGGGCGGTAGATAATTCTGCTGAATTACGACTTTCTTTTAGTCTAGGCACGGGAACAACTTATGACACAAATGGGTTAGGCTACTGGCAGAATGCTTTTAACTTTGGCAGTACAAATAACGTAAATCTAATGGCTACATTAAACGCTACCTTCCAGATCACAGGTGTCCAACTAGAACTAGGCAAAGTCGCCACGCCTTTTGAACACCGATCCTATGGGGAAGAACTGGCGTTGTGCCAGCGGTATTATCAAGAATATGGGGGAAGCTACTATTACCCCTTTACTATGGCTGTAGGAATAAGCAGCACGTTAGCCCGTTCCATCTTTACATTCCCAGTTCCAATGAGAGCGGCTCCAACTTTCACTTCCACCAATGCTACATCAATAAATATTGATGGCACTTCAACGCAAACCGTTAGTTCTTTAACTGGAGATGTTTCAACACCAACAAGCCATATGATGAATATAAATACTTCAACAGGATTTGGTGCTGATGGAACTGCCTGTCGTTTGTATGGTTCAAATGGGACATATAATGCACTTAAATTCGATGCGGAGTTATGATTATGTTTAACATTAACACAACCAACACCCTTGCAAGTAACATTTACTGCTCCACACACGAATTGTACATCCCCCTAGACCCTGCAAACCGCCACTATCAGGAAGTGCTAGACGCAATCATTGAACAAGGCGCAGACTGCTTTGACGGTGATATTCCTGAAGCCCTACAGGCAGCGGCAGACGAAAAGCAGTTCAACCAACAGCTTGCAGCCTACCGTGTAGCCGTGGCCCGACTAGCACAGTATGTGGTCGCAGAAGGTCGCAATCAGGTCACTGAAAGCCAGCCCACAGGTGAACAGGTCTTCAACGAAGAAACAATGGAAATGGATGATGTGATGCATGAGGTTATCACAGTCACAGCCATTGAACCTGTTGAGGCTACAGTAGATCGTATCGTCTACGCAGATGATCCTATGGTGGACGCAGAGCCTACTATTGAAACGATAGAAAACCCTGAGATCACTAAAGACAACGAAGAACGTACAGCAGCGCAAGCCGTTGTCGATGCTACACCACAGGCGGTCATTGAGGCTGCATAAAACACTTGCAATGACCCATAACTAAGTGCTATACTGATTACATTCCCCGCACATAGTTACATGAGGTTTTAGTGGTTAAACCTAACTTCTACCTGCGTAGTTTCCGTATAGATGATACAGAAAGATGCGTAGACATCTTATACTGGCTACATCAGAATAGTCGCTATAAGACCTTCACTTTCAATCGCAATAAAGTAGCTGAATACTTTAAGGCTTGCCTAGCAGATGATAGCCACGTTTATTGCAACCTAGTGATCCATAAGGACACTAAAGAAATTGTGGGGTATCTACATGGGTTCATAGATACCCCCTATTTCTCAGACAGTTTGCAAGCAGGTGATTTCACTCTAATCATACTGCCTGAATATCGAAGAATAGCTGTTTATGCCCTTCCTAAAATGATGGATGCGTTTGAAAAGTGGGCAAAAAGCAAAGGCGCACATGAAGTAATGATGGGTGCCACCACAGGTAGCGACAGTACGGGCTACCGCAAATTTCTTGAAAAACGAGGATACAGCCCAACTGGATATGCGGCTACTAAGGAGATTTAACTATGTGTTTCCAGAAGAAAACTACTATCACCCAAACTGGTTTAGGGGATGATCAGTATAAAGCCTTATCAGGCAACCAAGGTAATATGGGTACGCAGATTGAGGAAGGCTTTGTCGCTACTGGTGGCAAGCTAGATACTATATCTGGTGATGTTGCAGGCATTGGTACTAAGGTAGATAATGCTGCTACCAACATTAATACCAACACTAATACTGGTTTCACAAACCTAACCACCCTTTTAGGCGAATATGGGGATACATTAACCCAAGGCCAAACTGATGCGGCTGCAGGACGTAAGACGTATTATGACAATATGCTTACTGCGCTACAGAATAACACTGGTGGATTGCAAACTGCTATCGACACTGGGTTTTCTGACGTAGGTGGTCGCTTTGATACTGTAGATCAATCAAACACAGATATTCAAACCGCTGTAGATACAGGCTTCAATGATCAAGCCACTGCTTTCACTAATTTAGAAACAGGTATGAATACTCAGTTTGATAACCAGAATGATGGTTTAACAACGGCCTTCACAGAACTAGGCGGCGATCTAAACACTGCATTTGGTAACGCAAGTGATGAGCTAAATACGGTTTCGTCTAATGTTCTTGAAGGGCAGCAAGGTATGAACCAAAGCCTTGATAGCCTGTCTGCCAATCAGGATACTTACTACGGCGATCTAGCAGAACGTGCAGGTACGCTGCAGGAAACAACAGATGGTTTCCAAACAAACTTTGATAACTTTGTTAACCGCTACACAGATGATACAACATTAGCAAATCAGTCACGGGCTGATATTATGACAGGTCAGGCTAATACTGCAGAGAATTTGTCTAAAGGGCAGTCTGGTCTTGCATCACGTATTGGTACACTTGGCGAAGGCACACAAGCAGGCTTTGAAGTCCTGTCTGGTGCAGTAGAGGGTGGCTTCTCTGACTCAGCGGCATCCGCACAGATTGAGCGTCAGAACCTATCTAACCGCATTGGTAATGTTAAGACATTGCTTGAAACAACTGGTGCTACAATTGATGAAACATCTAAGGCACAGTATACAGCACTTGCTAACAGCTTTGACCAAAACGGTGAACTGATTGCTAACTCTATTGATGACCAAGGAAACACAATCTCACGGTCTATCGATGAACAAGGCAACATTATCCAAAGCACCTTTGATAACACAGGCACAGAGATTGGTAGAGTTTCTATGGACGTGGAAACGATGCTTTCTAACGCAGAAAACTATCAAAATTCTTTGTCTGGTCAGTTGCAAGGTCTAGAGCAAAACGTAGACACTGGTTTCAGTGACGTTGCTTCAGGACAAGATGCTATTACAGGCAATTTCACTTCTGGTTTTCAGGATGTTGCTACAGGACAAGATCAAATTTCTCGTACTGTAGAAACAGGCCAAGAAGGCTTGATGAATGCTACAATGGATAACCGACAACTGGCAGAGGCTAATGCGCTACAAACGCAACAAGGTTTCGACACTGCTTCACAGACTATGGACACGCAGCTTCGTGACCTTGCCCGTATTGCATCAGGTCAGTCAGACCTTGATATGCGTATGCGCCAAGACTTTAAGCAAATTGGTGACAGTTTTGATGATACAGGTCAGCTTATTCAAAACACAGTAAATCAAAATGGCACAACAATATCACGGGCCATTGATAGTAACGGCAATCTCCTGCTTCGTGCATTCGACATGCAGGGCAATAGAATTGGCGACAAGGTTCTAAACATCAACAAGTCATTGTTCGATCTGCAGAACCTAAAAAACATGGCAGGGGCTAATACAAGCATGGGCAATCTAAGCCCTGCGATGCAAGGTAATGTACCAACAGGTGGGTTTGCTTCTCCGTTCACTACTACAAGGTAAACTTATGCATCCCGATACAATCTCACAAGATGGCATCGAACTGATCAAACGGTTCGAAGGCCTTCACAAAGTCCAACCAAATGGAATGATTTCAGCCTACCAATGTAGTGCGGGAAAATGGACCATAGGTTGGGGTTCGACTAAAGGTGTTCGTTCAGGAATGAAGATCACCCAAGACGAAGCAGAACTACGACTACGTGAGGATTTACGCAACTCAGAAGCAGACGTTAAGCGTTATGTTTCAGTCCCACTGACACAAGGCCAATATGATGCTTTAGTGTCTTTCGTTTTTAACCTTGGCGCAGGCAATTTTCAATCATCTACACTTTTAAAGAAGCTGAACCAAGGTCTTTATAACGATGTTCCAGAACAGATTATGCGTTGGAACAAAGCCCGTGTAGGCGGTAAATTGACTGTTCTAAATGGTCTAACCCGTAGACGTGCTGCAGAAGCCGCTATATTCGCCCGTGACGCTAAGTTGCCATCTGATGAGGGTGGACCCACAATGCCACAAAAGGTCACTGCAGCGGCTGCTACAAAGCCTCTCACGCAGTCTAAGACTATGGCAGGTGCAGGCATTGCAGGTGCGGCTACAGCACTAGGCGAAATTACACCACAGATTGAGGCTTTGGTCCCTTACTCTGATAGCATGAAGACGATCTTCCTGTTGTGTGCAATCGGCGGCATTGCTTTAGCAGCGTATGCCCGTTTCAAAGACCATAAAGAAGGCATCCACTGATGTTTGTCATCGGCAAGATCAAAACCTACATCATTGCGGCTTTAGGCATCCTGTTACCTATTCTGTACGTCTTAGGCCGCAAGGATGGTAAGAAGCTAGAAAAAGCGAATGTTCTTGCCGACGAACTACAGGCCAAAGAAAAGGCCAATGATTTTTACAAAGCGATGGCTGAACATGAAGACACTTTCAATCCTAGCAGTCGCAGTGACCTTACTGACAGGCTGCGCAGGGACGGTTTATAGGACTGATCTAGAAGTCTACTGTCCCCCTATCGTTTCATATGACGAAAGCTTCTCTTCCCGTTTAGCTGACGAAATAGAAGCACTTCCCACAGATAACTACGCCATTGATATGGCTATCACGGACTACGCTAAGTTACGCAACCGCATCCGTGCCTGCGAAAAAGAAAAGGAAAAACTATAATGTTTGGTTTCGATAGCTTGAAAGACATGTTCGACGGTGGCGGTGCAGGTCAGTCTGGGGACAGCTACAGCACGGAAGGTAGCGTCTTCGATAGGGATGGTGTTAACAACTATACTGATAATGGTGGTACGGGCGCAGTTAAGAACAATTACAGTTCTGATAGCTTTGTATCTAACACTTTCAGTGACACGACAAGTGCCGTTAAGAATGCCTTTTCTCCAAACACAGACTACGTGATTAAATCAGGCGATACCTTGTCTGAGATTGCTGCAGCAAACGGCACTACTGTTGACGCCTTGTTAGCAGCTAACCCAAAGATTGAAGATAGAAATACGATTTACGCAGGCGGGACACTAAAGATACCTAAGTCTGGTGGCGGTGCGTCTTCAACATCTTCTGGTAATGATAATGGTGGTAGCGGTGGATCATCTGGTTCAGGTGCTGCAGGTGCAGGTTCTAGCGGCGATACATCAGGCGGTTCAGGTACTGGTGAACTAAGTGCGGATAATATTCTAGCATGGGCTAAGAAAGCAGGCGTGGTAAAATCTGACGCAGAGATTGAAGCCATGATTGCTGATCCTAATAAGTATCTGCAAGACAAAGGGATTAACCTAGCCGATTTCGTAAATGATAATGGCATACTTATTGACCCTGAAACTTTAGGTACATCTCTTGATCCAAGTAATCCTAATTACGCACTAGGCGACAATCCTGCTTATACGGCTACTACTGTAGATGATATTTCTACTACATCAGTCCCAGGGCAAGGGCCTGTCACTACTTATACTGCAGATACCGTAGCTGAAGATATTGCAGGCAATGCGGCTGCAAACGTAGATGCAGTTACAGGAACTATTGATGACGATAACCTAGTCGATGCAGATGAATTTACCATCGACATGAAAGGTTCTGCTACTGGTGTTAACGAAGATGGTTCGATTAACGAAGTAGGTGAAGCCCTTAACGACTACGCTTTTGTGGATATGTCGAAGGTAATCGATACGACTACAGTTGAAGGTAAGCTATTAGCAGACAAACTTGCTAAAGAAGGCCGTGACTTTGTAGATGCTAAGTCTTCTATTCTTTGGCAGATGAAAACAATCTCTGCAGAGTTTAAAGATGCTAACGGCAATCCGAAGATACCTACATGGGCACAAGGCTTGGCCCGTGAGGTTAACCGTACAATGGCCTTTAATGGTATCACAGGAACGGCAGCTACTGCAGCCCTGTCTAATGCCATTATGGAAGCGACGTTGGGCATTGCAGAGAAAGAAGCAACATTCTTTCAAACTCTGACAACTAAGAACCTAGATAACAAACAACAGGCTATCATTAACAAAGCCAATGTCTTGTCTAAGTTTGAGATTGCCAACCTAGATGCACGTCAGGCTGCAGCCGTACAGAATGCTAAAGCTTTCCTAGAAATGGACCTTACTAACCTTACTAGGGAACAAGAAGCTGAAGTCATTAATACGCAAGCAATGGTAGACGCATTGTTTAATGATCAGAAAGCAACCAACGCCGCCCGTATCTTTAGTGCAGAAGCATCTAACGATTTTCAGAAGTTCTATGACGAATTAGCGGCTACAGTATCTATGCACAACGATACGCAGCTAAACGCCATGAAGAAGTTTAATGCAGGCGAGATTAACGACGCTGCACAGTTCAATGCTGATATGGAAGATGGTCGTCAGCGTTTCTACGCAGAAATGCAGTACAACATCGATACAGCTAACATGAAGTGGCGACAGGAAGTTGTTAAAACAAATTCTAGTATGCTTTATGACGCATACGCTGAAGACGTTAAGAATAGCTATGATCTAAACCAAGAAGGCCTAAACCGCCTGTGGGATCGTGTGGATAGTATACTAGACTACATCTACAAAGGTGCTGCTACAGAAGCTGAACTAGATGCTCGTATCCTTGCGGCTGAGATTAGTGCTGCAGCAAGCGGTAAAGGCGGTAGCAGCGGCATCTGGGGTGCAATAGGACAGATTGGTGCTGCCGTAATTACAGCCTGTGACGAACGCCTAAAAGAGAATATTGAATACCACGGTATCATAAATGGAATTCGTACTTATTCATGGGATTGGAATGCTAAAGCGAAAGCAATTGGTTACGATAGATATCCTACCGTTGGTGTTCTTGCCCAAGAAATTCAGAAAACAAACCCAGAAGCCGTGTTTGTCGGACCTGAAGGCTATCTGATGGTTAACTACGGGATGATCCAATGACATTTCAAGAAGCTGTAAAGAAATCAATCATACAATTCATGGATGGCAAATTGCCTAAGAACCTAATGGAGATGTCCAAGGGTGAATTGTATTACACGCCAGAATACTTTGATGGGTTTGAACAATCCTTAGAAGAAGACGGTGAGGCCCCTGAAATAGAAGAGGAAGACGATGAAGTTTGATGCCCCCATTCCAGGTGCTAACCTATTAGCTGATACCCGTAATTATCCTTGGCACCGTCCACCTGATCTTACAGAGTATGACGAAGCCGTGGACTACATGCTTGAGAAGCTCACTCAGCCAGAACAAACAGAACTTGTTTATTCCCTGTTAGATATCGAAGTTAGCGTCACCACAGTAACATCAGCCTTGCTTATGCAGGCGATTGCTAAAGGTAAATTACCAATTGACCTAGCGATCCTGATAGCAGGCCCTGTAGCCCGATATATTCAGATCATAGCTGAAAGCGAAGGCTTTAAGTATGACATGGGTACGGATGACAGTGACCGTGTGAAGATCACTCCTACGCTGCTTAAACAGTCTCTTGGTATTATCGAAGACGAAGAAACAGGCCAAGTGGCTATCATTGATGATGATATTCCTACTGAAGGTCTGATGGGTCGTCCTAGCCTAGAA